TTCTAATAGGTATTTCATCATTCTGTGCCGTCTATCCAAGTTTTACCATCTAATTGACCAGAATCATTATCAACTGTCTTCATTAAGATTTGGTCGATAACATTTCCTCTAAACATTTCCGTAGTTTTATCAAAGCTTGGAAAGTAGGTCTCAATTTCAATTTGAAATGTGATAGTTATTTTATTATTGTCAGTGTACGAAAATTTGTAGGCTTTATCATTTGTTGCCTGATCTGGAAAAACAAATAGAGCAGGAATCCTGATTCCTCTATATTGAAAATACATTACTCGATTACTATAGAAAAGATCAAATAGTTTTTCAGTTGCCTTAAATGTTTTATTAAGATTATCTACAATAATCTTTGCATCAAAGTTTACTTTAAGTGGCAGGGAATAGAGTCTTGCTGAATAGGCTTTACTTTTCTTTGCATCATTTTCATCAAATTCATCGCGCTGAAAGGTTCCTCTAACATACTTATTAACAAGATCCGACGATTTTACATTAAATGAACTTAAGGTAATAATTCCTCTTGGAATAGGATCATAGTTACCTTCTGCCATTTGTGAAATTTTACAGGTAGAAGGAATTCCTATAAAGAAATCTTGCATAAAGCCTTCGTCGGTTCCTTGATTAAAGTAAAAAGGAATTGTATGAATTTCTGGGCGATCGTCACGCCATAATTCAATCTCCAACTGTCTATTTAATAGATCCAGTAGGGAGATTGTAAGATTACGTAGGAATATATCCTGAGTATTTGTATTCTTCATATGGTTATTTATTCGCCAAGAAAAATACTGGAGTGGAGCTGACGGGAGTCGAACCCGTGTCCAATGCGGTTACTTCAATGAATTCGTTTACAGGCTTAGTCCATTTTTCTAAAAAGACAAAATATAAAGTTTGATGTATGTAGGAACCAAACTTTCAAACAACCCGGTCTCGAAGTTATTTAGTAGAGCTCCGACCTGTTACTCCAACTCTTTCGCCCCCTGTATAGATCGTCCACGATCAGATGCTCAAGGTCAGCCTTGACTGTTAAGGGAGCCACCTGGATTTGCTTTCACTTCTTCTTAAAGTCCCATGAGTGATACGGGAGCGATTAGGCAGCTACTGCTAAATCTGCACCTACGAAAGACATTGCGTCTTCGAAAGTCCAAGTTGACTTATTGTCAGTTATTGTTTGTATAGGTTATTAAAGAGTTTCCAATACTAACTCCGCCTGCATTCAAAGAACTACGACCGCTTGTCAAATGCCAAAACAGCCCCATATTTTATAGTATAATACTAAAGAATTATCTATTTAGTCTTGAGCGACGTAAAATCTTTTCCAAAGTTCAATTATCCCTAATAAATAATAAAAAAGAATTCGCCAAGATGGCTGAAACACTTTCACCAACATACAAGCTTTTTAAAGGGCTAAGCACAAATGCTACCGAACTATACAGGGAGTCTGTGCAGTTTCTACAACAGAAATTTAAAACAAGCGGCGACATTTTTACGTTAGCTTCCCCGTTTGGTCAGCTTTTGATAGTTTTACATAACTTAACTGAGCTGATTTTATTCTATATAGAAGACTCGATTACTGAACTTAATATTTATGAGGCAAATCGCCCATCTTCAGTCTATTCACTAGCTTCACTATCTGGACACAATCCCAGCCGAGCTCTATCAGCAGTCGGCACGATTCAGGTTAAGCCAAGTTTAAAAGTAGACTTTACTAAAATTCCAGGCAATAGATTAATTTTTACAAAATACATGAATCTTAATTGTGAAAACAATGGATTAAATTATGTAGTGGAAATGCCAGGAGACGAAGCTCGATTAGATATGAAAGGTACGACTGGATTAAACTTTACAATTAGACAGGGTAGACTTCAGCAGCAAACCTTTGGTAGTACTGGAGAAGCCTTTCAAAGTTTACAATTAGGATATCCAAACAACTTTTTAATTGACCAGTTCCTAGTTAACGTCTATGTTAATGGAGAGCGCTGGGAAAATTACCAATCAATGCTAGATATTCCAAGAAATGGTAACTGCTATGTTTGTAAAACTGGTATTACTAATGGTCTTGATATCTATTTTGGAAATGGTTCATTTGGAAAAATTCCACCAACTGGAGCTGAAATTATTGTTGAATATTTAATAACAGAAGGTGCAGTTGGTAATATTGTTACAGATGCCTTATCTGAATTAATTTTTACATTTACTGATACTGCACTAAACACAATAGGTGAAGAGGTAACTCTTACTGATATGGTAACAGTAAGCTGTGTAAATTCGCCAAATTTTGGAACAGATCCAGAGTCACTAGCTTTAACTAGACTGCTTGCGCCAAAGGCAAGTAAAAACTTTGCACTGGTTAATGTTGATAATTATGAAGTCTTAATGAGAAAACTACAAATGTTTTCTTCTGTTAGGGTTACGCTAGATCCTGATGACAATCGGGTAATTAATATATTCTTAGTACCAGATATTACTAAAATATTTGCACGTGGAGTTGACTACTTCAACCTAATCGAGGATCGATTTAAGTTAACTGCATTCCAAAAAACAGAATTATTAAAATATATTAAAAAATCTGGAACCGAACTTATATCAACCACAGTTAGACTACTAGATCCAACTCCAAAGAAATATGCTTTAAATATTAGTTTGGTTACATTTGCAGATTACGATAAAGATTCAATTAAGGGTCAAATCGTTGAACAAATAGGATCATATTTTGTTAATAACACACGTAAAGATCGTATTCCAAAGAGTGATTTAATTAAATTGGTCGAGGGAATCAGCGGAGTCGATTCAGTTAGTATTCAAATTATCGGTGAAGCAAATGAGGCATCTGCTATTAAAAATGCAAATATGGCAAATCCACCACTAGACGGACTAGATTCATTTAATGATATTATTATTAAGTCAAACGAGTTTGCAATTATTAGAGGCGGGTTTAGGGATAAAATTGGCAACGTTTATGAATCAGGCATGTCTGACGATAAGCTTTGTGCAATTAACATCTTCTTTAGAGATGAAACAAGATTAAACTAACTATGCATAGAGATTCAATTTTTAGAAAATCCATTGAGAGAAAAGAAAATCGCCTATATTTAGGGTTTTCATATAAAGATAAGATTATTGAAAAAACAGTATCTCCATATATGCTTGGAGTGTCTGCCTTTATGGATAGATTTTTATTAAAACTAGATGCAATAGTTTTTAACAATATTGAAGCGGTCAAAAAAATAAAAATATTTGCTAACCCAGCCCTGGATAAGAACACGACAAAACTAAACTAAAAGTCCAGTGATCAGCAAAGAGAAGAAAACACAAATAAAAAACGAACTCGAAAGCTTTTTGAGCTCATATTCTGGAGATACTTCAGAATATGATATAGTCGACGATCGTTTTAACGAACTTGAACAAAATCCACCAATTGATTTTGAAGAAATGAGTTCAGGCTTCAAGACTAAAGCTCTTGAGATCACAGATTCCCTATTTAAATTTTATGTAGACCTAGGTTTAATTACTCAACATGATTACCTAAAACAAAAGAAAGACCTCGATAATATGAATATCGAGACTATGTTCTTTCAGCATAAAACTATTAAGATGGCGATTGAAAGAATTATGGAAGAAATAAACCAGGGTGCAGCGCATCCGCGGTTATTTGAAGTAATGTCTCAATTACAGGATCGTCTTACTATGGTTACTAAAACTCAAGCCAACTATATGCTTTTCCTAGAGGATACGTACAGGAAAATGCGTAGCGAAGTTGATTCAAGAGGAGACCAAGCCGGTCTACCAGCCTCTTCAGTAAATGCAATTAAAGCTGGCGAATATTATGTCACAGCTGGAACCAAGAATATTATGAAAGAAATTCAAGGAGAAAAGAGTGATCAAGAGTTTGATAATAGATTAACTAATCCAAACGAAAAAAATTCGCTAATGACTGAGCGCGGATTGGAACACTTAATTCAACGTGATGAAGGTGATGAAGATCTAAACTCAACCATTTTTGAAATTATTTAAGTATGAAAGACTTTATATCATCGGGCGGTCGGACTAGCGTACAGCTATCTAAACTAGATGACACTGAAAATAGTTCAGTGTGGACTACTAAAAAGATTGATCAGCTACTAGCTGATTTTGAAAATGGTTTAATTGATATTAAAACTATCAAAAACTCTCCATTTAAAGACAATGACCCTGCTTGGAAAAAACCAAATTTAGTATTTGAATATTCTCCAGAAGAACTTGAAGAGATAAAAAAGTGTAAATCTGATGTGGTTTACTTTGCAAATAAGTATGCTCAGGTTTTAACTGAATACGGCGTTGAACAAATTATCTTACGTGATTACCAAGAGGAAATTATTAGAGGATTTGGCGCGAGCCGATTTAATATCCTAATGGCAAGTCGACAAATTGGTAAAACCGTAATGTCTGGTG